AACATTAGGTGGCCGAGGAACATTCCCAAATGGACCGGATGTGCTTGCTATTAATGTGTATAAAGTAAGTGGCTCGGCCCTTAACTCAAATATTATTCTAAGATGGGGCGAAGCACAGGCTTAAAGAGCCTGTGCAAATTCCCAAAGATTGTTAAAGATGTATGTTTGTTTTTTTAGTTTTTGGTAAGTAAATTTTTGTAATTCTTCTTCGGTTTTACTACCATACCCTGTTCTAACTAATATAGGCCTAGCACCAATTTTTACTGCTGCTTTTAAATCACTAAGTTTATCACCTACATAAAATCCTTGTTTAAATTTTATATGCGGGTTTTCTTTTTCGCATCGTTTAAACATACCAACATTTGGTTTAGCAAATTCGTCATCTTTATGACTACTAGCACTGTAGTACAGTGCATCAATACTAGGACAACCTGCTTGTCCTAGTAGATCAAACATATAAGAGTGTACATCATCAACGTCTTCTTGAGTCATTGCCCCTTTAGCAATACCGCCTTGATTAGTAATAATTGCAATTTTATGACCTTTATTTCGAATCATAGCAATTGCTTGTAAACTATTTTCAATAGGTCTAAAGTCTTTTCGATTAGTAACGTATGTTCCTAAATCTTCGTTAATTGTCCCGTCTCGGTCAATACCAATAACACACTTAGTAGCAACTTTTAATGCAGACGGGTCTTGTCCTTGCCCCCAATAAATTTGTGTCATTTTTTATCCTTATCAGTTTGGCTATCACCTGGGATAATTCTATAATTATCTTCAACACTATCGGGTGTACTAACTTCAGTAATACTAGAACCGTCTTGTGTAGCTTCTAGCTGATGCGGCAAGCAAGGAGGGTTGTGCCAAACATCACCTTCTTTTAATTCTTTTTCTATTAGTGTTGCATTACTAGGATCAATGTATCTTAGTTTAAATGTTCCACTATTGACGAACCATGTTTCGTCTTTTTCTTTATGAAAATGCATACTAAATTTATTTCCAGCTTTTTCAAAGAAAAGAATTTTACCGCAGTACTTTTCATTAGTTGCAAAGATAAGTTCATATCCCCAGCCTTTTTGTACAGCACCTTGAAGTCTTGTTGGTTTATCTGTCATAGATATATTCCTTTATGTTTGTCCATTTAATGTCTATATTATTAGTTAACTTTTCTATGTTTGCACAAGTATACTTTTGGTATTGTCCTTGTAAATTTTTAGGCATTGGGATATACTCAATTGTAGCATTGTACTTGTCTGCAATAGTTTTTGCAACTGTATCAAAACTTTCTGGGGTGCTAGTCCCAACATTATAAATGCCACTTATGTCTTGGCCTAACATTAAATCGTGTACTTTACAAACATCTTCTACACAAACAAAATCACGCTTATAACTATCTGAATTTTCAAATACTTTTATAACACCATTTTCTATAGCTTGCTGTGTAAATTTAGTATACGGTGATGCTTGCTCGCCTTTATGTAATTCCCCTGAACCATATACATTAAAATATCTAAACCCTTGTACTAATATTTGAAACTCAGTTAAATTTTGATTTACAAATCTATCAAACAAATATTTTGTCCAAGCATATGGTGATTGAGGAAGCAAAGGACCATCTTCAGTAAAATGATCTGTTGGGCCATATACACTAGCACTAGATGCATATTGAAAATTAGTCCCCATCATGTCGCATGCTTGCAGTAATCTTAAACTAAATTCTAAATTTTGTTCCATTATAAAATCAACATTAGTTTCAGTTGTGCTAGAATTAGCTCCTAAATGAATAACCCAATCATATTTGCTTGGATCCGGAATTGCATTGGGAATATAATCCCAGCCTTCAATTTCATGACCTTGCTGTTGTAAATACAACGCTAAATTACTACCAATAAATCCTTTATGTCCTGTAACTAGTATTCTCATCTGCTTTTCTCTATAATCCTTGTAGTACTGTAACCTTCTACAGTAGGTACTAGATGCACAGGTGCTAAATCATGTCCTACAGTAGTTTCTACAGTATAATCACCGCCTTTAACAATTAAAGCTGGCTTTAGTCTCTTAATTAAATTATACGGTGTGTCGTCGTTAAACACAAACACTTCATCTACCCAAGGTAATGCTTCAAGTTGTTCTACTCTTGTTAGCTCGTCGTTAACTGGACGACTGTTGCCTTTAAGCCTCTTAACACTTGAATCACTGTTAATGCCTACCACAAGTTTAGTACCTAAACTACGGGCTTCTTTTAGCAGTTCAAAATGTCCTTTGTGTAGTATGTCAAACACACCATTTGTAAACACAATAGTTTCTTCAAAATCTTTTCTGCTTAAAATGTATGTGCCTACATGCTTAACTGATTCTCTAGAGCCTTTAACAGCCATATCCAAACAAGTTGCGTAATCTTTACCTATAGTAAGCCCGTAAACAAATGCTGCTAAGAAACAGTCACCGGCACCTGTTACATCGTTAACTTCAACAGTGTCTACATTTACTTCATATACTTCGTTGTCTATATTAGCAATAACGCTTTTACCTGCTCGTGTTGTAATAATATTACCATGCCAATTGATAAAATATTCTTGAAATTCTTTTTCGTTAGGCTTTACTAGCCAAGCACCTTCATAATGACTTGCATGTTCTTTTGGATCTACAATTACTTTGCAACCATAAGTATTAAGGTGTTTGATAATTTGAACACTTTCATCTAGTGTGCCTTTGTTATAATCACTCAGAATAACATAATCATACTCATCAAAATCTTGTGATAAAATGTATGTAAGGAACATTGATCCGTCTGCAATATAATCATCGTCAATGCGTGTTATATAATGCCCGTCACAAATTACTCTAGTCTTTACACTAGCCTTGTCAAAGAAGTCAATAAGTTTAACATCTACACCTAGGCTTTTTAAGTTTTCGTAAACTAGTCCTGCACCACCAAGTGTTTCAACTTCACGTTGGTATGTTACAACAGGGACAGGAGCCTCAGGACTCAATCGAGTGCTTGTACCGTATATATATTTGTCGATTATTATGTCGCCGAGAACTAATACTTTCATGTTTATATTATACTATCTTTTGAGTTATTTGTCAAGTAAATTAATAGTTTTAAAAACTGTTTCTAATTTAGCTAGATTAACTTTGCTTTGAAGTGTATTGCGAAGACCATGATGCAACGGCTTTGGCCATTTAGTAAATGAACACCAGGCATACCCGTCATGTTCGCTATTTAATGCAGGAATAAATTCATTTTCGACAATACATAGATATGTGTGAAAATGAAATCTACTGTCTGACGAAATAAAACTTTCTAACGGAAGTGTTTTCTTTATATCAGGAAGTTGCCCAATTTCTTCTTGGATTTCTCGTTTAAGACCTTCCCACGGAGTTTCAGCACCTTCGTTAGTGCCTCCAACTAATCCCCACATATTATTCTTTTTACCGTTTACACGATGTAAAAATAAAAAACGATTTGTGTTAAGTGTGTAGAATAAAGCGCCACTGCAAATAATCTTGTCCATACTAATAATTAGCCGGCAAGTTCTATTCTCCATGTGCCAACTGGATAATCACCATCAACTGATTTTAACCACTCGCCGCTACTAAATCTATATTGTATACCTGTATTTAAATTTGTAGTATAAGTAGTTTCAGTTATAGTACTAGAATCAAATACAATTACCCATTTAGTACCATTCCATTCTATAATATCATTTGTTTTTGCTACTAATTTTGTGCCGTCGTTGTTTCTCCAAGCAGCAGCACTTTCAACAGCATTTTCATCACCAATATCGTCAAGTATTAGTAATCGCAACCCTGAATTAAGCAATGTTAATGGATTGAATGTTGTCGGATCAATTACATAATCAATGCTAGTTCTTCCTTGAATAATAGTATCTTGTGGGAAAGTATCTTCATCGAAATCTATTTGAATAGTAGTATCATCTAACGGATTAATAGCAAATGTTCCTGTAATAGTTATATCAGTATCAATATTTGTTAAAAATATTCTACTTACGCCAGCGCCATATTGCCCCGGTAAAACTTCAAATATTTCATTCCAGTTAGATGCGCCTACTTTACCCTTTGCATATAATTGTGCATTACTATTTTCTAAATATAATCCATAGGTATTATAATTTACGTTAGCCATTTCGTTTGCAAGTATAGTTGTTGCTTTCTTGCCAAATGTAGTATCAGTTGAGCCGGCAACAGCAACATCATCAAACTGATTTAATTGTGGAGCACTTATGCCTTCTTCGATGTTTCCACGTGTTTCGTCGAACATACTAGTAATGATATTAGTAACAACACCCATCTTTTTAACTTTAACAGGAGGACTAATATATATCGGAATACTAAATGTTAATGTAGCAATATCTATTTCGCTATCAACACCAACAGGAACACTTCTATTACTCCAAGTTACATTTTCTAAATTAACAACAGTAATAGCTGTCCAGTCAATGAAGTTATCATTAGTTTGCATTTCTAGACTAGGATTAAACAATACTAATATTTGTTCTAGTATTTGTAGTTTTTGATCAGTATTTGATGCCCATATATCTGCATTTAAACGCATTAAATATGGAGTAGGCATTAATCGTTCTACAGTATAATTTTTACCTTGCGAATTTAAGTATTCGTTATTTTCTTCATCATATGCACGTTCTCTAATATTAGTCTTACGCACAAATGTTGCATCTTGTAATCTAGCTTTATCTAATTCTAATCCTGTAATATAAACACTAATCCGAGGAGCACTAGGTAATTTATTTTCTGAATTTTCTCTAATAATACTAGCAACTTGTCTAGTTAAATCGCCATACATAACAGGGACATCTTTGATAACGCCCTTGCCGTCTTTAACAGGGAAATTACTCAAAATACGCATCATTTGAGTAGTGTATTTTCTTATTTGACCGTCATAAAAATGTAGCATTAGTTGTCTGCCTTAGGCTTAAGAGCTTTACTTAAACTTTGTCTTTCTGTTACTGTTTCTCCGCCAATATCTGAAGTTGCAGTATTATTAATAAATTGTGATTTATAAGTTTGTCTCTCTAGAGTATTACTCAATTCCATACGTATATCATCTTGTACTTTGATCCAACGTTGTCCGTCATATGTAAACATTCTGTTTGGTAAGAAGTCTGTTCTTAAAAAATAATCACCTTCTTGTTTGTTTGATGGAAATTGTATGCCAAAGCCAAATGGAGCACCATTTGGAGTATCACTCCCAGTACCAACTAGGTATCCAGTATAACCTTCTCTTTCCGGTCTAT